TAGACGGTTGGCATAGGCGACACTAAATGGTATCTCTGATGTGCTGGTGGTGCCTTCATCTACTAATTCAAAATCTGCTTTAGCGTCGCGACGGTAGATCTTGAACTCACCTGGCGTTAGCACCCGGATCTGATCAACCACTTTTTCTCCAAACTCGCCGTCAGGCTGAGTGATCTTCTCTGCTAATCGCAACATGGTCAACTTCTGCATCCCATCAATGAGCTCAGACCGCCAACCCAAGATATCCCTTGGCGTATATGTCACCCAATATGGCCTGCCCAATTCACCAGCAGCAGGCGCATCTACAAGAACGCCAACATGCCCATACCGGATCATCTTGCGTGCCGTTTCGTAAGTCCAGACGTTTAAGTCATTGCCTAAAAGATCAATATCAAATAACTGCTCTCGGATCTGATCCGACGTATCATTAAGCCTTACGGGCTTCCGGCTAAGCATTCCAGCCAGCATGCGCTCTAGGCGCTGCACAAACGGTGGGCAGACACTCCTGGCAAGCCTGCGATCATAGCTTTCATCCAATTCGCGCACTTCTTGTGGCAAATATCTCCTGTGCTTTCGCCGCATTTCATACGTGCCTCCCACTAGATCCTCAAGCAGAATCCAATGCGGCTCTTGGTTTACCCAGGCAACGTTTGGATCGTTGACATGTGTGACGCTTGAGGATGATTTGCGATTATAGAAGTTATAGCCTGAATACACAGCTGATGCTCACTCGACTCTCCAAGTCTAATAGATTCTGATACCTGTGCCCCTGCCAGCACTTAAGTGCAATGGGTTTAACTCACGCCACACGAGATAGCCCAGGGCATCATTCATGTGGTCATATCCTGCATCCTTATCGGGATCCCCCTTTTCTGTCCAGCACTGCAACTCCAACGATTCAATGGTCTTATCACAACATGCTGACATTTTTAAGCGGATTTCCCCTTTCCCATTCTCCAGAGCAGCTTGAACAGCAGCCACCCGATCACGGACGGGAGGGTTGGCCTTTGGTGATTGATTGCTGAACCCGTAGGACTCCAAGATCTGGATATCGGTCCTTGTTGCATTTGTGCTGCGATTACCACCAGAGGCATCTGGATATATGTAAACTTTATTGAAAGGATATCGACTTTTAATTTCTTTAGCAAGAGCATCGGTGTCATGCGCACCGCTGATCTCATCGATGACATGCAAGCAACCGTTGGTTCGAACTGCGATAACTGCAGACATATTTTGGATGTTGAAATCCAGTCCAACTCTTAATGGTTCATCCTTTGACTCAATCGGAGGTTCGCAGATATGGGTACTTCTGCTGAATCGGTCATAGACAGCGCCAGTATTTAAATTTACAAATTGCCCATCAAGATACGCCTTAATCAGCTTTTCGGGATAATTAGCCAAAAGAGAATCAATGAAGCCATCTGGCAGATGCGGATTGTCTGCAGTGCGTGCTCGAATTAAGCGCTTATCTGGAGCTGAATTGCGTTCGAAAGTCTCCCATGCCCAGCCAAAGCCCTCGGGAGTTGTGGCAACGTAGAACTGCTGAGTATTGCCAGATCGCAGTCTGGCCAGCGCCATTCGAGATGCCTGTTCAGCCGTACGCCTATTCGTGGTGTCTACTTCATCAAACCCCACCGCACAGAGGTTCTGCCCTCGAATCCGGTTCCATGTCTCCATTGTGCGCAGCAAGATGGTATGCTCGCCCTCTTTGAATTTGAGCACATACTCTGGCAATGGCGAAACCCGATAGTCATAAGGGAGACCAATCTGCTCAAGCAGGTCATCCATCGATCGAACGAGGATATCCCGCAGCATCGGCGCAACAGGCTCAAAGAGAGCAGATACAAAGCCAATATTTGCGGCAGCCACATTGATCGCCTTAGCACACAGGCCATAAGTCTTACCAGCACCAAACCCAGAGACAAGGCCTAGGATCCTGTGGTCTTGATCTTCACAGAATGCAGCCTGATGGGGCAGCAACGTGGTATTAAGTCGTCCAAGCACTTCACTTACAGACAAGCTGTCATCTGTAGGATCTGCCAGGATCAGCCCATCAGAAGCAGTATCTAGGATGGTTGGCACTTGATGCAATATCTCGGTTTGGGTTATTCTATATGTCGAAATGACTGAATTATGTCTGATATTTGTGATTTTATCAGCATTGCTTCACGGTACCCGCTCCTGAGCCAAGCACAGGAGATAGAACTGGGCAGGCGCATCCAAGCATGGCTACAACATCCGGACCCTCCGCCTGAGCTCATCAGATCTGGTCGCAGAGCAAGAGATCAATTCGTCTGCAGCAATCTACGGCTTGTTCTAACGATCGCCAAAAAATATACATTCGCGATTAAACACACCAATCTGACATTTAGTGATTTAATCCAAGAAGGCACGCTGGGCCTTCAACGCGCAGCTGAAAAGTACGACCCGGAATGCGGATATAAGATGTCAACGTACGCATACTGGTGGATTCGGCAGGCAATCACCCGCAGCATCGACACCAAATCTTTGATGATCCACATCCCCAGCGGTGCAAAACGCAAATTTCAGGCTTACAAGAAGGCAGCAGAGGAAGGAGGCAGTCAGGATGAAATCTTGGAAAGAGCCAATCTCAAACGTCGCGACATCCGCACGATTGAACAAGTCGTCATGTGTCAGAATGTCGGCGCTCTAGATGCCTTAGATATGCATTCTTAATCGAAAGCATTGACACGTCATGAAAGTTTATGCTATTATATGTATATAAAGGGCAACGAGCTCTTTCACTCACAACATGGCCACCTTCACCGAATCAGCTCTTTTCTACGCTGAACGTTTAGCGGAAGTCTCGAAAAGAGACAACACTACAGCTAATTGTCATGGAGTTGTGTTCCATCCCAATGGGCATATCATCTACAACAAAAAACGCATCAAAAAAGCCGATGCTGTCCAGACTATTGCCGCGATCCTGGAATCAGAGGATCAAGTGCTAAATCCAAAGAAATCCCCAACCAATAAATCAGGCCTAACTGGCCCACTCACCTGGGATAGGCTCAATCAAGCCACTAAGGATTTTTTCTTTGAATTGGCCGGTCAGATCATGGATGAGACCAGTGATGCTGATTCCGAGAATGGGCAGCATGGAGCTCGGCTTGGCAGAGATATCCCTAAGATCAGCCTAAAAAACGCACCACGTTTGTCTAATCTCAAGAAGGCTGGCCTGTTTAGAAGCAACCAAGGGAGCAGCAATATAAAGTCTGAACGCTGGGTCTGGCTCACCGAGGAAGGCCACGCCATCTACAAATCGCGCAGCAGCAAATGAGCGGCGACATTAACTGGAATTCGCGGCCACAAGACACGATCGCCGCAGCCAAAGAGAAAGCAGCAGCGGCCAAGTCCCCTAGGGGACTCACGGCCCTTGAGCTTGCATTTTATAAAGCGACACATCGCAAAAAGCATTGACACACGTTTTTTGCTGTGATATAATACATATAAGGGAGGCAAAGAGCCCCCACCACTTCTCAAATCATGACTCTTCAAGCTCAAGCACTCGTCGCCGGATACGCAGTCGTTGATATGGGCAGGACGGGACAGCAGACCCAAGGGTTCCGATTCCTTGTTAAGCGTTTTGCTGATAATGCAATCTTCCATTTTGCTACTGCTAAGCAGGTTCGCGAGCAAATCTCGGCCTGATAGCTACATTGTCAACAAACACGGCGCAACCATGAATTTCAACTACTTCAGCCACACCCTCTACAGCCACTGGCAGCGTGCGCAAGATGCAATGGAGGTCTCGGGCATTTGCAACTCGCCCTGGGATGATAGACAGGAGTATTACGTTGAGGCATTCTTAGACGGCGAATTGGAATGGACAGAATATGTGTATGGTGAAGAGGAACTCCAGACGTTCAAAGATGACGCAATTAAGCATGGCCTGACATTCACAGTCAGAATTGTTGACACCGAATGAAAGCGTGTGATATAATAAATACATCAGGGGCAATGAGCCCCTCACCTCATCAAATGAACCCCACACAAGCTTTCGTTTCACTCCGTGACCGTGGATGCGACATTCAGCCAAGCAAGACTTCAGAATATATCCACATCGTGGCATTGCCCAATGGCCAGGTATTTGAAGTTTGGTCACGCGATCTCGTGGATTTCGCTCAAACGGTCACCATCAAATGAATAAAAATCAACTCCGCGCTCAGATCGCCAAAGCTTACAAGGAGATGGAAATTGCTATCGAAGCTTTCGATCAGCTAAAAGATGGCAGCCTTGATCTAGAAGACGACATCGATATTGCAGGCGAGCTAGTGGGCCTCAAGCTCGTGCAAGATGGCAGCTTCTACAACAGCCAGGAGAGCATCTCGATTGAAGAGGAGATCCTCGGATCGCCTAAATTCGCAGAGGCCAAGATCTAACCACCACCACGCCGAGCTCCTTTTCGAGCAAAACTCTTGCGCTCTTTCTCCATCTTGCGCTGTTTAATTTTGCTTTTATTGGCGTCTTTCTTGAATGCAGTGCCAGCCTTGCCGACGAAATTCATTTCAGATGAATTGCTAGTCCTACGGCGGAAGGTACCAGAGCTACTCCGACCAGCTCGGGCCGACATCTGACCACCAGATTTTTCTCCTCCTTTAAGTGTCTTAACCATCGAGGC